TGGGTGGCGCAAAGCCCCTGGTAAACAGAACCCCAGGGTGGCCAAGTCCTTCGACAAGTGGATCATCAAGTTCGACCACCCACGCCTCTCTGACTACCTGTGGACCGGCAGCGGTCTCAAGCCGGGCATCAAGATGTGGAGCGGGATGCGGCCCAAGGAGTTCGACTCCGAGCGTGAGGCCCTGGCCGAACTGGTGGGGACCGTCCTCGATCACATCGTCCGCTACAAGTCGGACTTCGAGGAGTTCATCACGGGTTGGACCAACCCCGCCTTGAAAAAGGCGTCCCCCATGGCCGACCAGACCGTCGCTCAGCAGCTTCTCGGACACCTCCTGGCCGCCCTCCGGGCCGCTCAGCAGAGCCACTGGACGGCCCACTGGACCGTCGAGGGGACCAGCTACGGAGACCATCTCCTGTTCGAGCGCCTCTACGAGGGCTTCACGAAGGAGATCGACGCCCTGGCGGAGAAGATGGTCGCCATGTTCGGGGCCGAGGCGGTCAACTTCCCAGAGCAGATGAAATGGCAGGCGCTCTTGGCCCATGAGTGGGACCAGGAGCCCGATCTCTACCGGAGGGCCTGGGCCATCGAGCAGTTCCTCCAGACTCACTTCCTGAAGACCTATGAGGCCCTGAAGGGCCTCCAGCAGATGACCCTCGGGCTCGACGACTTCCTCATGGCGACGGCCAACGCCCACGAGACGAACGTGTACCTCTTGGGTCAGCGCCTCTCCAAGACAGCGGCCCGGCTGAAGTACAAGGTCTACCTGTTCTCCGACGAACCCGGGGCCAAGCCCCTGTGGACCAAGGAGTTCTACGCCCAGGACGACGCCAGGGCGGACCAGGAAGCCCTTCGGCTCGTCAAGCCGGTCCTCAACCGCTTCGACAATGCCGAGGACTGGGTGGTCGAGCCCGTCGGGCACAAGGGCAGGACGGCAAGAACCAACCAGAAGATCATCGAAGCACCGCACACCTTCTACCCGGTCAAGGTCGAGTCGCCGACGGTCAAGCGGAAAGATCACCCGTTCGAGGGGTTCATCGATTTCCAAGGGCTCAAGATCGACGAAGAGAACGTCTCCGGCTCAGTCCGTCGTGGCAAAGGCCCCAACGGTGACTGGTCCACATCAGTTCGTCGAGTGGCACGCCGGTACATGGTCGCCAAAGGGCTGTTCAAGGTGCCTTTAAGCACATCGAAGGTCGAGGTGCAGCCCCCACGCAAGAAGCGGTCGGAGTTCCCTTTTGGGTCGGAGTTCCCTTTTGAGGGGTTCATCGACTTCCAAGGGCTCGCCATCCATGTCGAGAACGTCCGGGGATCTACACGTAAAGGCGTAGACCCTGATGGAACGCCTTGGGAGGTGGTTATGAAGCATCATTACGGCGAGGTGGACCAAACTGAAGGTGTAGATCACGACCCGGTAGACATCTACGTCGGTCCCAATGGAGATAGCCCCCTCGTCGTGGTGGTGCGGCAGCAAGACCCCAAGACCAAGAAATATGATGAGGACAAAGTGATGGTGGGGTTCGACACCGAGGATGAGGCCCTCAAGGCGTACAAGGCGCAATACAACTCGGCGGGGTTCTACCAGAACCACAAGTCCATGCCGATTGGGCGTTTCCTACGGTGGTGTCTGGACAGGGACAATCGGGGCAAAAAAGTGTCTCGACTCAATGGCGGTTTTTCATCTGGTAGGGCTGGGTGAGGGCACGATGCGGTTCCCAGCCCCGACGAATCCTGCGACGGATCACATGAGCAGGAAGACCTGTCTCGACTGCCCACTCCATGATGGTTTGAGTACGCCCACCCAGTTCCAGACGGATGGTGTTCCGCTTGTTGGCCCCTTGTTCCCGCATGGTGGCCCAGCGGCAGTTGATGGGGTCGTAGGGGCCGTCCGTATCATCTCTCTCAATGGTGTGCCCATGGGGCCTCTGCCCCATGTCCTCATAGAACATCTCAAAGGTCTGCCAGCGGGGGCACACGGTAATCCCCCGGCCTCCGTAGTTCTGCCACGACACGTCGTTCGGGTTGGTACACCGAGAAAGCATCGACCGCCATGTCTGGTGCTCGGGAGAACCCGAAAGCCCGTGGGTCGTATTACCCTTCTGGCAACCGCAAGAGCCCTGTCGCCCCGAAGTGAGGTTTTCCAACAGTACCTCCGCTGTGCCCCCGCAAGAGCACCGAACCTCAATGAGCCGGTGCTTGTCCCCTTGTTGGGAAAGATCACGAAGCACCACAAGATCCCCAAAGTGATCTCCGGGGGACACCATCACACGGGTCTTCTGGCGGCAGCCACAGCAGGTGGCGAAGATGCGGGGGGCCAAGAAAGCCTTCAGCTTCCACTGGTCCAACGCTCAGGCGAAGTGGGACGTGATCTCGGTGCGGGAGTTCCCGTGGGGCATCGACGGGGCCGAGTTCCTCGTTTTCGTCGGCCCAACGGCACCACCCCGACCGGGTCCCTCTGGTCGTTGCCCGAGATGAAGTACGTTGCCAAGGGGTTGAGCAACCACCCCGGCTACTTCTCCTCCCCGGAGAGCGCACGGCGGGTGGCAGACCTCTGGATCGAACGCCAGCGTTAGGCGATCTTGAACAGCTTGCGGATGGCCTCGGGGTCCACGGGGACTCCGGCAGCGACGGCGTGGTTGCCCGCCCCTTTCCCGGCGACCAGGTGGGCCGTGATGCCTGGGTCGAGGACATACTGGGCGTAGAGCCCCACGGGGAGCCAGGACCGAAGGATGTCCTTGGCGATGGTCTTGTGGCTGCTTTCCGCCTTCCACCGGCCGTTGGTGGATGCCTCGACGACCTTCTCCCCGAGCTTGACCCCCTGGACGTAGATGTGTCCTGGGATGGGAGCCCGGGGGTCTCCTGGCCGTGCGGTGCCCCGATAGACCCGGCAGAGGGGGACCTTGACCCCGTTGACTTCCAGGGGCTCCCAGACGCTCTCGGGTCCCTCGTCGGCTCCCTCATCCTTCTGCTTGGGGTCGGCGAGGATGCGCCCGAACCACGCCTGGACCTCTTGGATGGCGGCCGAGGAGTCGGCGATGTTTGCTCCGCCGTCACCGTGATCGTGTGCTGCCTTGGTGAGGTCGCTGATGATCGTGCCGGTCGTGAGCATCTCGTCGAGCTTCCGCTGGGAACGCTCGATGATGGCCTTGTAGGTGAACCCGGTCCACAGGAGAACTTGAACCAGGTCGTCTCCGTAGACCTGCTTGGCTCCAGCCACCCCTCGCTGGACACCCTTCTTCCTGGTCTGGAGGAACAGGAGCGTACCTTCCCCTCCCAGGTGGCCGATCTGCTCCAAGGCTGCTGCGTGCAGACCTTCGGAGGCATTGGTTGCGAATGTGATCTGCATGGCGTTCAACCTCCACGACCTTTTACCCCTGATCGGCAGGGACTCGGGCCAGGGGATGTTTTAGTCTCGGCTCGGGTAAGGTAGGCCGTGCTCAGGGAGGCTTCATGAACGCCCGCATCGCCAAGAAAGTGGTCAACCAGTACGCCAGGACCGGGGGTTACAACCGCCAGCAGATCCTCGATGCTCACCGCATCCTGGGGGTTGAGGTCGTCCAGCACCACATGGATGCTTGGGAGGCCAAGCAGGCGAAGAAGAAGGCCGAGCACGATGCTCGTGTCGCCTCTGCGAAGCTGGCTCAGGAGAAGAACGCCGCCAACCGAGAGGCCAACCTGGCCCGGCTCGCCGAGAAGCGGGAGGCCCGGGAGCAGAAGCGGGCCGACGCCATCGCCAGGGCCGAGGCGGCGAAGCTCCCCAAGGAGACCATCGTTCCCGTAGGGGTGGTCGAGGCCAAGGTCGAGGCGGGCGAGGACGGCATCCTCGGAACCGCCGACGACCAGGTGACCATCCAGAAGGCGGGGACTTCCCTCGCCGAGAAGACCGTGCCCGAACTCAAGGCTCTCGCCAAGGAGAAGGGCCTCACCGGCTTCTCCAAGATGAAGAAGGACGAGCTTCTTGCCGCTCTCGCCGAGCCATAGTACCCTGGAGCGGCGATGACCACGCTGTCCACAGCGCAGTTCCTCCTAATCACGCCCGTGCGGGTAGCGCCCGCACGGCGAGGAGGACCGCATGTGGAAGGAACCAAAGCGTGCTCGCCGTATCCGGCTCACCCGCCGGGTCGCCGCCCGTCGCCGCTCTGACCATCTCGCCCTGATCCACGGAGACCCCACTGGGTCGAACGTGGACTGCGTGTGCGAGTTGGCGGACACCTACTTCGCCAAGATCAAGGGCCGTGGCTGCATGAAGTGCAGCAGCCGCCGGAAGGGTCGCCCGAAGCTCTCGGGCGGCATGTGCAAGTTCGGTCGTCGTGACCGTATCTATTTCCTTCGGCGTCAGGTCCGTCAGGTGAAGGAGATGTCCCGCCGCTCCAAGGTCAACTGGGAGGCGGACGACGTGGTGATTCTCTGCCTCCCCACGAAGATCAACAAGTGCGATGTACGGTGTGCGAACTGCCACACCAGGAAGACCTTCCGAGAGGTTGGGGGTGTCTACAAGTTGACCCTGACCGAGGACACTGCCAATGCCATCATCAAAGCAGAGGAGGCTCGGCTGGAGCCCTTCTACGGGTAACGGAGCAGGTCGCACTTCCGTTTGCAGCGGGCGTGACCTCTGGCCTTCACGAAGGCGACCTTGACCTGGGCGGACGCCCGGGTCTTGGCACGGAAGACCCTCGTGGCTCCGCACGGGATCTCCTCTGGGTCCTCATCGAAGAACCAGACGAGGAAGGTCCCCTTGGCCTCGATGGGCCGTGTTGTGACGTAGACCAGCCAGTCGGCTTCGGCCGGAGGCGTCTCGGTGTAGACGAGGTCGGCCACAAGGGGGCTGTAGGTCTCGGTGACCTCGACGGCGGCGGCCGAAGCTGGGGCCAGGAGGGCGAGCAAGGCAGCCAGCAGCCTCATCCCATCCCCCTTGCGAACAGCTTCCGCTGCTCTTGCGTTCCGGCCCGGCACAGGTGGTTCCAGTGATGGTCGTTCTCGCACCAGGCGACCGCTTCATCAAGCCGGTCGAGCCCCACTTGGAGGTCGGGCGATTCCGTGCAAGGCTCCGGTGTCTTCCCCGTCATCACGACCCCCATGCGAAGGACGATGATCCGGTCTTCGGGCGGGATGGTGATGACCAGGTGCGAACAAACGAGGTCGTCTCCAACGGCGATGGCCCGCAGGTAGGACTGGAAGGGCACTCCCATGATGACGGGGACCATCCAGATGCGGCCCTGATGGGTCCCCAGGGCGTCTGTGAGAGCTTGGGTCGCTTTCCGGGCTTGGGTCTTTTTCGTCTGATCGGCCTCCGCCTGGGCCAGACCCCGGTTGATGTTCCATTCCAAGAAAGTCTGCCGGTTCCACCCGGCCCGCATCCACGTCAGGAGGACGAAGGGCCAGACAATGAGCCACCCGATGGTGAGGGCGAGCGGCCCGTTTTTCGTCTTGTGCTCCTTCATGTGCCTCTGGACCCAGATCATGTACTCTGGCCCCCGGACCATGGCGGCCACGGTCTCCATGAGCATCAGGAGGGGCAGGAAGCATACGCCTCCGAGGCACCACCAGAAGACGATGGTGGCGAAAACCTGCATCAGGGCTCCACCGCATCCCCGTAACACGCCTCAACGCAGTAGAGGGCCAGCTTGAGGCTGTAATCCGAGTGTCCACAAGCCATCGTATCGAGCCGCCGGATGTCTCTCATCTGCACGGGCTTGAGGTCCCTGGCCTCCCGCTGGGCGTTGACCTCCCGCAGAAGCATCTCCAGTTCGGCTTTGAGCCACTCGGGGACCTCCTCGTCCCCCCACAGGACGTACTTCTCCCGCTTGGACCTCTTGGCCTGTTCTGCGGCGAGCAGCGACCGGAAATGGTCGATGAGCTTCTGGCGGTTCATGGCCACGAGTACTCTACACACGAGGTTCGGTTGCTAAAGCCGAATCGTTTCCCCTCCGTTCAGGTCGATGATGATCACGCCCCGCTCGGGGGCCTCCTCGATGTCATCGGACGGAGGAGGCGGGATCCAACCGGGAGGCGGTCCGATGGGGAGCCGGAGGGCCGGGCGCTCTCGCTCCCGGCCCTCCCTCTCCTGCCGGAGCAGGTCGTCGATGATCCAGGCTTCGAGGGTTCGCATGGCATGACCCCTAGTTCTCAACGCACCTACCCTCGGGGCGGCAGGACTAAACTTCGCTGTAGCCGCACTCCCCATGGCGTTTGATCCACTGGCAGTTCATGCAGAGAACCTGGAATCCTTGGGGGAACTTGCTCTTGATGAGCCATCGGTATAGTCCCCGCCCGAGCCCTTGCGGTGCTTGAGGTAAGCCGCCTTCCAGAACTCGATGTCCGGCGTGGCCTCGGCGGCGAGACGGATCTGGTCGAGGACCGGGAGCAGGTGCTCGGTCCACCACGAGAGGCCGAACTCGTCGAAGACCCGGACCCGGTCGATGATGTTGCCCCAGTCCTCGGGGGTGCCCTCGACGGTGACCCGGGTGAGGTCGCAGCAGAGCATCATCTTGTACTCGAACCAGTGCTTCATCGCCCCCATGAGGGCGATCTGGGACGAGAGGCGGTCGGTGTCCGAGGTCGTCGAGAAGTCGTTGACGATGAGGTCGTACCGTTTCGGGTTGAGGTTGTCCCGAAGCTGGTCGGAGAAGCCGCCGTCGCCCTTGACGCCCCCCTCCCAGATCTCGGGCGAGCAGGCATGGATGCTCGGGGCCTGTACCCGGACCTCCAGCGTCTTCTTCCCCTCATGGGCGACGAAGTGGTGCCGGAGACCCTCGGGATCCGTGTCAATGTGGTGCGTCAACCCGGTGAGGATCGTCAGCTAGACGGCGTCCGGCGTGACCACCAGCGGGCAGTGGTTGTTGAAGGCGTAGCCCAGGGCGTGGAACAGCGGCGAGGTGCCGCCGACCGTCCGGGCGGCCGAGGCGTGCAGGGTCGTGTCCCCCTTCACCTTGGCCCGGACGTTGCGGTCGTCCAGCCAGTGCTTCATCTCGGGGCGATGCTTGGCGAACCACTCGGGGATGGGGGATTCGCCGACCTGGAACGTATGGCTCATGTTGTTCCTCCTGGGTGAGCTTACCCCCAACTCGGGGAAACTAAACCTCGAAAAGGTCCGAGATGAGGAGATCGCTCGGCTCGTGTACCCGGCCGAGGCTGTCCAGCCCACCGCACTCGGGACAGGAGACGAAGTCCCCCTCGGGCTCTGCATCGTCGAAGCTGGTCTCGTAGCCGCAGTCGGTGCAGTGCCAGAGGGCGGGGCCATCCTCGGCCGCCCTCCCGTCCTGGGGGCCGCCCTCCGGCACATCCTGCTCCGGCCGTGGGAACTTCTCCATCAGCCGGTCGTCGAGGGCCGTGAGAAAGTCCCGCCCGAACTTGCCGTCCTCCAGGTTGTCCACGAGCCCCGCCGGGAGACCCTGGTCCACCTCGTCAGAGAAGCTGGCGGCGGCCAGGGCGATGGCGGCCACCGTGTCCACGTCCCCGGTGAAAGCCACGCTCGCCCGGAGGATGTCCGCCATCGAGTCGTTCTCGACGATGGCTGTGAGGGCGGCCAGGACGTGTTCGTCTCCACGGCTGTGAACCGGCTTGTCCCAGACCTTGGCGAACCCGATGCTCAGGCCCTTGGTGTCGAGGAACCAGGGAAGCTCCCGCTTGGGGCCGAGCCGGTAGTAGAAGTAGTGGGACATGAGCGCCGAGGCCACGGCGGCGTCCATGCCGATGGGCGTGCAGTGGGTCAGGCTCGCCTGAAGGCGGGCCACGTAGGCCACCTGGTCGATCCTCGGCAGGAGCCCGATGACCGGAGCCCGCATGGCCCCGCCGCTTTTGTCGGAATTCGGCTGGACCGCCCGCAGGAAGTCCCAGCCGGTCTCCATCTGCTGAAGGAGCCGGTAGAAGTTGCCGGAGTACCCGGGCCGGGGGTCCCGCTTGAACGTCGCCACGAAGGCACGAGCGATGTCGTAGTGCGTCCAGGTCATCGGGTCTTTGCGGAGCATCAACTCCGCCAGAGCGATGCACATCTGGGTGTCGTCCGTGTACATCCCCGGAGGCCCCTTCCACTTGGGGTGCCTCATGTAGATGAGGCGAGGGGCGTGGGCCTTCACGAAGTCGGCTGGTGCGTATTCGAAGCCCGCACCAAAAGCATCACCCACAGCCATTTCAAACAACATGGGTCTCTCCTCTCTGGTGCAGGGCAACCGTGTGACACCACCGGACAAAATCATCCTGTGAGAATCGCCCCTTCATCCAGTTGATGTCCTTGTGGAGCCACTGAAGGTTCCCCCCCACGTACCCTTTCGAGTTGTCGATCCTGTCGAGGGAGGCGGTACGATCTCGTTGGCGGGGGCCGCAGACCAGCGGGACCCCAGAAAGAGCGCATTTCCGTTCCTGTTCAAGAAACAGCGCCCACGCATCCTCGATGGTGACATCGACAGGCAGCCTCCTCGCCTCGGCGTGTTTCAGGATGTGCTTCCAGAAAGCCGCACTGATCTCCCCGTGACCGCCCCAGCAAGGATGGTCTCCCCCTGCTCGTCTCCGCAGGCAGCCGCAGGACTGCGTATGCCCTGTGAGGAGGTTGTTGCGGATGAACTCGGATACCTCCCCACAATGAAGACAGTGCCCCTCATAGAGGTACTGGAACCGCCCTTTGTAGGGCTCTCTGCGGAGAAGGGCACGCACAACGACGTGACCATAGGTCTCGCCGATGATGTCCGTGGGGTCGATTTTCCTGCTCATTTGATACTCCGCACCTTGGGTTTCCACCAAAGTGTGGGGTATCAAAAGAAAACCGAGCATCATTTGGTTCCCTCCGGGCGGTCGTGGTCTTCCTTCTCCGCCCTGAACTTGTAGGTGGTCCCTCGCTCATGCAGGAGCGACCCGATGTCCGACCCTACCCAGCGAGGTGGAACCCAGCGGAGAACCGCCTTGTCCCCCTTCTGCCGGGTGCCGTCGGCCTTTACCCTGGGGCCGGTCCAGTAGTGGTGCCAGTGGCCCCGCCGCCGGTGACGCCGGACTTTGCGGCCAGTGGTCTCCCCCGGCGTTGGGTCGGCGTCCGGGTCCTCGTACTCCGGCTCCTCCTCGATCCGCTTGCCCAGCCACACGACCCGAGCCTGTGAGATGGCATCGATCTCCCGCTGAAGCCGGGCACGCTTCTTCGGCTTCTTGGTCCCCTTGAGCTTCTTCGAGAGCATGGCTCGACGGCCGGGGGCCTTACCGGGTACGGCCTGCCTCTCCGAGGACTCGCTGTTCACGTAAAGGATGAGGTTGATGACCAGCCGGACCAGAGCCTTGGCCGACTGCCAGTGCTTGTCCTGGTGGGCCATCCGCTTGGTCCCTTGATCGGACTCGTCTCGATAGGGGTCGCTGTAGAGCTTCTCGACGTAGGCGTCGATGTCCACGTAGGCTGTGCCGTCGGGATCCCGCTCGCTTACCGCCTCGGCCAGGGAGAGGTTGACCCACTGGAGGGAGTCGTCCCCGGCCACCCTGGAGTTCTCGTTCTCCCGGCCCCAGAAGCACAGCAGGACGGCGGGAATGTCGGGATCGACCAGGTGGACGTAGATGCCGGTGGCCGGGTGGTAGCCCGTGTCCACGTCGAAGAGCATGACCTCGGACTCGGCCAGGGCGATGTAAAAGCTGTGGAACGGGAGCTTGAGGAACTCCAGTGGCACCTTGGAGGTGTCGGTCTCCCCAAGGAGCTTCTGGAGCTTGGGTCCGACCATGAAGACCTGCTGGCCTTCGAGCGCATACCCGAACATGGCGGCCAGGAAATTGGCCCTCGAAGGGGCATGGCCCTTGAGCAGCAGGTACTCCAACTTCAAGAGGGTCGTGTCCCCTTTGAGCCCTTGCAGGATGAACCGCCGCCAGTCGGGGCGTTGGCCCAGCCAGTAGTCGTAGTGCAGTACAGGGGTCTCCAACGGCTCCTCCTGCATCATCTACCCGGGGCGTGGGTGGAGTAAAAGGTCAGGCCCCCCGAGGGGTCACCTCGGGGGCCTGATGAACAACCCCACGACCGTGGCCTGATGTCCCTCCCGTCGCTCAGAGGGGCAGGAGAACCGCCGGAGGGCTCAGTGCCTATCACCCTTGAACCCGGCGTGGTACGCCAATGAACATCTCATCTACCCGGGGGACCCGCCCACTAAAAAACGGGCGTGGGTAGAGTCCCCCGAAGCCCTCTGAGGTGCCTCGATGACGCTGAGAGCAATTCAAGGAGGCGATCAGGCCGTCCGGGGGATGGGCCTCGCCGACTACATCTGGCTGGATGGCGCTGGGAACATCCACGTCAAGAAAAAGGCCATCTACCTGGTCATGGAGGTCGGCACCGGGGACGTGGTTCCCGTGCTCGAACCGTGGGTCGCCACGGTCACCTACCACAACAAGGAGACCGAACGGATCCTCCTGAACCCCGCCCACTATTTGCCCGACCCCCTGCGAGGGCCGGGCAACTTCGTGTGCCTGTGCGAGGCACGGGCCGAGGACAACCAGGTCCATCCGACCAACACCCGGTCGGTTTTGCGCCAGGTCGTCGAAGCCACCAAGGATCCCCACGGGACGTGGTGGGGCTTCCGGCAGGGGTACACATTCACCGACAAGCCAGGGAAGGAGCACTACATCGCTGCCGAGCGTCACCTGTGCGCCTGCCTGGACGCCGGGCTGTTCCTGCACTCGGGACAGGTGGATGCCCCCTCGGGTAACTGGAGCTTCAAGGTTGGACCACGAGCGTTCCCTGACGTGATCGACAAGCTCCCTCCGTCGGCGGCCACCGTGCCGGACAACCTGATCTTCGGGCGGTACTTCTTGGAGAAGATCGCTCGGGAGAACGGTTTCGGTCTGGAGTACACGAACTGCTCGGTCTACTACTCGACCGCAGCCGTGCGGTCCCCGGTGGACCCGGAAGACCCCCAGACGCTCGCCGACATCGTCCAGGCCAAGATCAAGTTCCCGAAGGGGAGCCCCTCACGGCTCTCCTGGGTGCCGAACACGAGAGTCGGCATCGCCGGCCCTACACGGATCGCCACTGGGGGCGGGTTCAGCTTCATCGAAGACCGGGGGCTCGACCCGATGGCCGACCCCTACATCACCGTCGCTCGCATCGTGGATGCACTCGGAGGACTGCAATGAGGGGCAAGGTCGTCATCATCGAAGGGCTCATCGGGTCAGGGAAGACCACGTTGAGCCGGGAGCTTGGGCAGGCCCTTGGACCCCAGACGCTCACGCTGTTCGAGCCCGACGAGAAGGGGGGCAAGAACCCTTACCTCGCCGACTACTACGAGGAACCCGCTCGGTGGAGTTTCACCCTCCAGGTCCACCAGCTTGCGGCCCGCTTCAGGATGCACCTTCAGGCCCAGTGGCACGCCATGCAGGGTTTCGGGCACGCTGTCCTCGACCGCTCGTACTTCGGCGATACCGCCTTCGCCAGGCTCCAACTGAAGTCCGGCCTCATGTCCCAGCGGGAGTTCGACTCCTACAGCGCCCTGTACCACGGCATGACGGCCAGCGTCCTCCTGCCCACCATCTGCATCCGTGTCCTGGCCTCACCCGAGATCTGCAACGAGCGGGTCGCCAAGCGGATGGAGTCCGAGACCGGCCGGGCCTGCGAGTCGGCCATCGACCTCGACTACCTCCGGGGCCTCGAACTGGAGATCGACCACATGGTCGGGGTTTTGAGACAGCAGGGGGTTGTGGTGTGGGATGTTCCCTGGGACGAGGAGCGTGAATCCGCCGAACAACGCAAGTCCGCAGTCGAGGCACTAGCCGCCAGGATCAAGAACCTCCAACCACCGGATCTGTTCTTGGACCTTCATCGCCGCACACTTTGAGGAGTTCCTGAAACCGGGTGTTCTCGGCCACTTGGCGACAGAGGTGGAAGAACTCCTCCAAGGTGGTTTCACCCTTGGCCATGTTCACCGCCCAGCAACATAGGACTACGTTCCCCCGGGTGTACCCCTGGTCAGGGTACACCCTGTCAAGGGATACGCCGTAGGGGTCCCTTTCTCTCCCCTTCGTGGTCATCTCAACATGGCTGTAGTAGCACTTCCGGCCCTGCCTCACCCATAGCTCCCGCAGGTGTTCCTGGGTGAGGTCGAATGGGATCCCCTTCTTGGCGGAGCGGGTCTTGGCCCGGTGAAACAGCCTCCTCAAGAAAAGGACGGGGTCCGCCTCCAAACCCTTGCGGCGACGATTGAAGTGGTCCATGCACAGGTTGCCGGTGTAGCTGGGGTAGGCACGGAGGGGCTTCGGGCACCCTTGCTCTCGGCACGTCCGCCTCTCTCGGGGCAAAGTGCGGACACCGAGACGGTGGGCAATCTTGATGGCGTACCTGCGGGAGATGCCGAACATCTCCATGAGAGGCTCACTCCCGTAGTTGGGGTACAGGGCCTTAAAGGCGGTCCGGTAGTCCTCCAAGGTCATGGGCACCTCCGTCATACCTATAGATGCGTATCGAACATCTATTGAGGTTACCCGGCGAAGCCTCTGACCGAAACTATCCCCGAAAGGGGGTCAACGGTCTGAAACCCCCACCCCTCGGATTCTCGGCCCCATCCGAGCCGGGTTCGGGCTGAATTTCTTCGTCCCGAGCCTCAAAGGGAGCGAGAATGGCTCCAATAGGGTCCAGGCGTTTTTCGGCAACCAGGGGAACGACCAAAGTTCTCCCCTGGAGGGCTAAAGTTTGGCCCCAGAAACTTCGGAAGTGGCCTACGCACAAGGGTTTGCGGACGGAGTTACCGTCTCCCCCAGTCCGGTGTTGGACTCCCCTACGGGAAGCGCCAAGGGCCTGATCTGACGAAAACGGAAGGGAGAGGTCCGCCCCGTTTCTCCCCGAAACCCCCGATCACCCCCGAGAAACGGGGAGAGGGCGGATGGCGACCTCCACCTGGCGGTCCTTGACCCCGTTGATCACGGTGTCCAGGGCCTCGGCGAAAGACGGGGCGGGAACCTCGGCCACCCCCTCGGTGAGGTTGTCGAACAGGGCCTCGATTGGCCTGTTGCCATCGTTTTTTGCCCTCTTTGGCCCTCTCAGGGTTGTTTTCTCGCCATTCTTTGGACCGGGCGGCACCACGCTCAGGGTATTTGCGGCTAGACCGCTTCGCAGAAGCCCTGTGGCAGCTCTTGCACTGTTGCGGAATCCACCTTGGCACCGGACATCCCGAATGAAGTTGTCTGTCACCGCAACTGTGCGACAAGTCGCACAGATCCGATGCCCCTGCTCAAACAACTCGGGGTTGGCGGTCTCCCAGACCACCACTGCTCGTCTGGATTCGGCTTTCTGGTTCCTAAGCTCGTCGGATAGACCCATACCTTGGCTAACGGTATAGGCAAATTACAACCTATGTTCTCTTTCCTCCATGACGGTAGCTGCGGGTCAGGTTGTAGGCATGTTTACGGGCCATGACCTCTTGCAGATCGATGCCCGCCCACTCGGCGAAGTCCAAGACCCGGATGACCAGATCCGCAAGCTCGACGGGAACCCCCTCCCACTTCCCAGGCTTGTCCTCGTTCTGATAGACCTCAGTCAACCCGTGACCGTTGCGATGTTCCTCGAACGCCTCGGAGATCTCTGTGTGGAACAGGGCGCAGAGGTCACCAAACGTGCGGGGCTTTTCCGGGTCCCACCAGCCCTTCGCCTTGGCGTAGTCGTGGATGGCCTTCTGCCACTCACGGATGGTCTGCGGGTCATCCGCCTCCGAGTTCGCCTGAGCAGCGGCCTCCCACCCAGCCCGGATGTCCATGGACAGGGCTTCCCAGGGCTGGAGGTTCTGATGGTTGACGGTCTTGCAGTACGCTTCGTAGGCGGCCTGTCCTGCTGTTCCAGTCATCGAGTTCTCCAACAGGTCCGGCAACGGGCCTCGTACTGGTCAGCCCCGACCTCGACCTGGCCCTCTTTCTTACCCTTGTGGAAGGAGAAGGAAGCCTCCTCCCCGCAGGTGACGCAGATGGCATGGAGCTTGGTCACACTCTCGGCGATGGCCATCAGGTGCGGGATGGGGCCGAAGGGCTTGCCTTCGGAGTCCATGTCGAGCCCGGCGACGATGACCCGGACCCCCGCTCCTGCCCACTGCTCACAGAAGGGGATGAGGTCGGCCCCGAAGAACTGGGCCTCGTCGATGCCCAGCACCTCGACCCCACGGGCGGCCTTCTCGATCCCGGCCACGGTCTTGTAGGGTCTGGCCTCGAAGGTCTCCCCCGTGTGGCACCCGATCTTCTCCGGGTGGTAGCGGTCGTCGGCGGCGTGCTTGATGGCCAGAACGGCCTTCCGGGCGATCCTGGCCCGGCGAAGACGGCGGACCAGTTCTTCGGACTTCCCGCTGAACATCGACCCACATATCACTTCTATGCGTCCGGCCATGGGACCTCCGACCATTGATGGATGTAATCTGGATGAGGTCCAGACGTGACGATCCAAAACGGAATATCTCGTTCCATGCACCACGCCCGGACAGCATGGAACTTCTCGCTGTTGAGGTATCTTTTCAGCAGATGGGGGCCTTTGCCCTCGATGAGCCTCTGCGAACCGTCCCGGTAGGTCACCAAGAAGTCCGGCAGCGTGATCCGGGCCACCCCTCTCGTATCCCGGTAGCGGATACAGGCAGGGGACTGCCATTCCACCACTTCGGGGTCAGCATCGAACTGCTCCATCAGTCTTAGTTCGATGCTGACCGAGCGGTATGCCACCGGCGTGTTCTTGGCCTTCACAGCATCATAGTGGCCCTTGACGTGGAAGCCGGAGCCCTCGATGTTCCGCCGTGCATTCGACCTTGAGGTCGCTTCTGATCGTGCTTTGTTGGCGGGATGATCAGCATCCTGTCGATGGGTGGACATGCGCTGTCGGGTCTCCTCGGACTTAGGTATGCCCGCCCGGACAGCCGACATCTTGGCTTTGGCCTCGTCCGATACCGCCCGACCCCTCCGCTCTCGGGACATCTTGGCTTTGGCCTGTTCGGTGTGGCTTTTACCCCTAAACGAGGCCCCGGAATGAGGATGCGACTTGCCCTTGTGGGCCTCGGACATCTTGGCTCTCGTCTCGGCACTCAGCTTTACGCCGAGTTTGGCCTGACGAATCTTCTCCTTGGTTTCCTCTGACAGCTTCCGCCCCATCGAGCACCTCCACCCTCGGAGGGGTATAGGCAAACCACCGCTGAACATGCAGCCGGTGATGACCTCGATGCTCCCTCTCGGCATGGCAGCCTCCTCGTGACCCCGAGCGACCATACCCGCTACCAGGGGATCAGTGGACGTGTCGGTGCCGGGCCAGGTGAAGCGATGCAACCCTCTCGGCAGGACCCCTGGGGTCGTGGACCTGCTGTACCAGTTCCTTGCGGATGGCCCTCACCTGCTGGCCCACGTCCGCCCACTCGGAGGGCTCCGAGTCGATGACCCGTTCGAGCCAGACCCGGCCGACTTCGGCCAGGCGCTCCGAGGTCTCCGTGTACTCCCCCTTCGAGTCGAGGCTGGTGGCCTCCTCGGCCAGGGCCTCGACTGTCATGAGGTGTTTGCGGATGCAGTCGGGGCAGTGCTTGGATGCGTGCAGGAGGTGGTCCTCCAGCAGGAGCAACTGCTTGGCGATCTCACGGAAGTTGAAGAGCGGATCGGAGAGCGACATACGGGCTCCGCACGCCAGCTTGAACATCTCCGCTTTGGCCCGTCTCTGCTCGATTCGGCTCACGGAATTCTCCTCACCGCCCCACCCTGGGATGGGCGATAGGAGAGCTACCGGCTCAGGACCCCGTGGGGTTGTACTCCACGCCGTCCTTGGTCTTGACCAGCTTCTCGCCGGTGGAGGCTGACGCCCGGATAGCCTCCACCTCATCCATCTTCCGCACCCTTCGCTGGCCGTCCTCCACCTTGCGAAGGAGGGCCTGGCGGCCCACGTCGAGCCGCATGTTGCCCAGGTCCGTCATCTCCTTGGTGTCCTTGTCCTGGCGGCGACTGGTGAGCCCTGTGGCCCCCGGCTTGATGAGCCGGACGAACTCCGGCTCCATGTGCCGGATGGCGATGTCCCACTGGAGATCGAGGTGCATCCCCTCGGAGATCATGATGGGCTTGTTGTCGATCAGGGTGGGCTTGCGGTCCCGATAGATGGACATCCCGTTGCCGAGCTTCAGTTCCAGGTCGAGGTACGGAAGCGGCTGGGCGACGAGGAGACCCTTGAAGGTGATGCGGAACTTGATACCAACCCTGTGGTCCCCGACGACCATCACCGGGTTGGGGATGGTCCCCCAGCCGTGGATGACCAGTTGGAGATCTTGGGACTCCTGAAGCCGCATGAGGACTTCCTGCTCGTCCTCCGACATCGGCACGTAGAGCCCCACCGGGTTCTTGCCACCGAAGGCGTTCTGGCCCTCTCTGACCAGTTCCTTGTGACCACCGACGTTGACGTTCTTGGTGTTCTCGTCGATGAGGCCCTTGTCGTTCAGGCCCTTCTTTGCAGGTTCGCTCATCCGCACACCTTCACATGGCACGCCCTGGGGCGTCCTTGACGGACACCCGGGAAGAACATGACCGTCTGCCCCTTCAGCGGGATTTTGTGGTCGAGGATCTCGCTGGTGTGGAGGTGATAGGAGACCCCATCCTCACCGACGACAAACCCGAAACCTCGCTGGGCGTCGAACATGTCTACGAGGCCCTCAACGGCCGAGGGCTCCGAAACACGCTCGACTCGGGTTGCTCTGGGGGCACGCCCCTCGGGGGGCGGGTTGGTGCTGTCGAGCGTGACTTCCACCTCTTCACCCAAGATGGGTGGAGGTGGTGCATCAACCCAAGAACACCCCTCCGACGGACATTTCCGGCATCGCTTGATGGTCGCAGCACCCGGGTGGAACACAGCGAGGTGGAAAAACACCTGGTTGCCCGAATCATCGACACAAAACCCGAAAAGTCGGTCTGGGATGTACTTATGCACCCTCATGTGAGAGGGGGTGCTCACTAGGCTCCTCCTGTCAGCCTCCCCCCCTTCACCTCGTTGATGGCATCGATCACCGCCTGCTTGTTGGGCAGCTTGTCGGGGTTCTCGACCCCCAGCGAAACGGCGACGGTGTTGAGTTCGTCCCGCTTCATGTCCAGGCTGACCTCGGTGGTGTCGGTGTCATCTTCGGGCTGAGGGGTGGCATCGTCCCCCGGGGCCTCGTCCACGATGGGATCCGGCTCCGGCTTCGGCTCGGGCGGTGCCTCCGGCGCAGGCTCGGAGACGGTCTTCAGCGCCTCTTCGACGTTGGCGGGCTGCACGACGGCAGCGGAAGCGAGTCGTCCCCGCTCGGGGACGGCCCGCTGCTTGATCTCCCGCATACGTGAATGTGGCGGACGGTAGCTCATCTTCTTCTCCTTCAGGTCACACAGCGGCAAGTAGCCCCTTGAGGAAACCTCCGAAGACCATTCCCAGCACCTTGCCTACCTTGGCCAGGAAGTCCTTGGCGGCTGTGGTCCGGTCTGCTTCGGCGTTCTGCATGTGGGTAAGGATGTCACTGGCCACATCCAGGTCAGCCCACGAGATGTCCGGCTGCTCCCCATTCAGAAGGTCATTGATGGCATCGGTGGCCACCTGAACCCCCTGGGGTCCGAACGTCTGTACGGCGTTGGCGACGAGCCCGAGGATGGCTTTCTTCCAGGGCTCCTTGGCGTCTGCCGTGAGATCCCCCACCTCCTTGGTCAGGAGGTCCACCCCCACCTGCCCAAGGATGGGCAGCAGGGTATTGACCAGGGCTTGCAAGTCCATCAGTCCACCTCTCCGCCCTCACACAGAAGGGCTGGGTCAGGGATGACCGGAGGCTCCTTGGGGGGCCGCACGTCCAGTAGACCGGCGTTGTACAACGCCATGTCTCGGTGCCAGGGGGCTCGGTGCAGGGCCGTCAGGAGAGCCCTGGCGGCTTTCTGGCACTGAGGGTCGAGGAATCTGGTGTTCCCCTCATCGCACTTACACTGGGGGTGGGTTGCGACGAAGTGCTGGAGGTGATTGGCCTGCTGAACGGCCGCCGATGTGAACCACTGCAACTCGGCCTTCAACACCTTCGACAACCGAACGGACGTGGCCACGCATCCTCCCGTCGGGAGGGCAAGGACCACGCAAAAAAGAGCCAAGAGGGCAAGTCGCATACGGTTCTCCGGCCTCATTCTACCCGTGAGATTCAGGCTCGTTCCGGTCTGAAGTCCCTACCGGCACGTCCTTCGTGAACTCGGCACCTTTGAGCTTCAAGCTGTGCCCGTTGTTGGCGGCGATCTGAGCGAGGCGGGTGTACTTCGGAAGGAACCGGGGGCGTACCCGTCTCGCAAAAAAGGGGACCGATTGTTTCCGCACTCGCACGACCTCCAAGTTACGGCCCCTCTGTGGTTTGCGTGTATAGAGAACCCCCCACTCGTCAAGGATGCCGCAAAGCAGACCCAGGCCGCCATGCGGCTTCTGGTAGAACAGAATGTTTCCGTCGGGTCTCACTGACCCGTCAGCGTCAAGAAGCCCAGCCACCCACTCGCCCTTGTGTAGGGGTGTCTCGTCAAAAACCCAGGACTCATGGCCAACGCCACAAACCTTGAACCGCAAAAAGTCCAGAGCCAGCGTTGTGGAGAACACCCGGACCCCGTTCCGGTTCTGGTGGATCCCACCCATCAACCCAACCGATTTCAAACCCTTGAGGATCTCGGCCTGGCGGTCTTTGGGCTTGCAGGCAAAGTCCAAAGACCCCCCATGCCCCATTCTGTATCGGGCGTGTCTCCGTGAAAAAGGCCCAACAACCAACACCAATCCGGGTTGGTGAGATCCATCTTGTAGTCATACTTCCGAGAAGAACACACCTTACATTGGGTACTGTGACCTCCTCGGAGGTCACATCCCTTTACCGTGGAGAGGTTCCCGCAGGAACACCGAACAGCCCAACCGTCCTTGTCCGGGTTCCAGTGCAGGGCTGTCCAAGACCCGAAAGATCGACCCGAGATGTCGATCAGGCGGTTGCCACGAGAACCGCAGTCCCGGCAAGATTTGCCAAGACCGTTGCGTAGCCGTTGCGAGGGGACAACATCCTCACGCCCGCAGGAGCAGCGGACAAGCCAGTGGGCCTGCCGCCCGGGAATGTCCACCTTCTTCAGCACTGCTCTACTCCCGAACATTTTCCCTGTCAGGTCGAACCGTTTTGGCATCAGATGGCTCCTTGCCTCGCAACCCGGAGGCTGTTTCCTTGATGCCCATCATAGCCAAACGGGTATATTTGTCCAAATCCGATTGCTTTCCGATATAAGTCACCTCGACGAACCCAGCGATGAGCACGCAGGCCAGGATGATGCTCCCCACCATGAGGTCCACGCTGGCATTCTTCATCCCCAGGACGAGAATGAGCCCCACGATGACCTTCCAGGTGACCTCGGACACCAGGAACGCCACGAACTTCTTGCTCTGCATTGGGGGCTTGAGGTCGGGCTCGTCCATCACCTGTTCCCCCCACGACGGGTCCCGCCGTATTTCCCTGCCGTCCGTACTCCAGCCTGGTTCCAGTTCCTCTGAATGGCGTCGGAGATCACCACCGGGTCAAGTTCAACCCCATCAGCCATGCGGAGAAGGGTGTCGAGCCGCTCACGCTCGGCCTCTGGGAGGCCCGTGCGGAGACGCAGGTAGCTCGCCCTCGCCTCGGGGATCCGGTCGAAGAACGAGGCGATCTTCTCGTCGGGCAAAAGGGCCGGGTTGGACTCATCTCCCGGGATGCCCTGGAGCATGTTCTGCCCGCTGTTGTTGAACCACCACTCGGCCATTACCGCTCCCAGCGTCTACACCTGGGGTCGGCTATAGGCTGGAAACCGCTGGCTAGTCGGCGAGAAGGTCGTGGATGTCCACGTCTTCGGCGGCCTCGGTGAGGGGGCTCTTGGAGGGATTCAAGACCGTGACAGGTCCCACGGCAACCCCGGTCTTAACCATCTTCGGCCTGGACGCCTGGGCTCTGGCCTCGTCGATGGCCGCCTTCAGCCGTGTCTTGGACCTGCCGAACTGGGCCGGGTCGATGCCGAGGGATGTCGCCTCGTCCCGAAGATCCTTGATGGAGGGGAGGTCGCTGGACCACGTTCTTGGGGCCTTGGGGTCGGCCGCTGCCTTCTGGGTGTGGTAGCGGATCTCCAGATAGACCTGCCCGTCGGCCTCCACGACCAACCCCGCTTCCCCACGTCGCCCCGCCCGGCGGGCTGCCTCGGTGGCAATGACCTCGGAGAACGGGTGGTCATCCAGCACTTTCTGGGCCTCCGCCACGGTCTCCTCGAAAGCGGCCCGAAGCTCTTGGAGATCCTGAGCGACCGTCTTGTCGGGGGTGCGGGTAGAGGGCACAGACAGGAGGGTCGAGGACCACACCGGATCCAGCGGCTCCCTGTACGTGCGCTGTTTGCTCATGCCTCGGGCCTCCGTCCTCGAAACTCTCTACCCTACCCGAACGCCAAATGAGGCCCCGTCCAAAGTTTCACCAAAGGCCAAAGTTTGAGGTGGTGTTGTGTTCCTCGATACTTGACAACAACCACAGTGTCAAGGATGATGACGGCCATGAAGACCTGCTCCATTGAAGGATGCGACCGCCCTTCTCGGGCACGAGGCTGGTGCGTGTTTCATTATGGCCGTTGGCGGGCAAATGGAGACCCGCTGAAAAGTCAACTTGTGCGGAAAGCCTCCTGGGATGGGTTGTGCCGCAACTGCAAAGCACCAGGACCATTTTACTTGCACGACACCCTCTGTAGATCCTGTAGGAATCGTCAGCGGGTCGAAGCTCGAAAATACCCGGACGTAGCCCTGAAGGTGCGGAAAAGGAACCGAAGGTATGCGAAGGAGCGGCACCAGAGGCGGCGAGAGCAGGTCTTGGGGGCCTACGGCGGCTTTTGCGTCTGCTGCGGGGAGCGGGAACCGGCGTTCCTCACGGTTGATCATGTGGGCGGAAGGGGTAATGAGCATCGTCGCCAGTTGGGCGGAGGAAAAATGATTGGGTCCACCAAGTTCTACCGCTGGCTTGTGGAGAACGATTTCCCCGAAGGGTTCCAGATCCTCTGCCACAACTGCAACTTCGCCAAGTCCCACAACCCTGGAGGATGCCCCCATGCGGCTGATCGACAAGCCTGAAGTTTTTCTGGACTGCGAAACCACTGGCCTGGACCCCGTAGTGAACGAGGTCGTCGAGTTCGCCGCCGTGAAGCGGGACGCCACCGGACGGGTCACCGGGACCTTGGAGATCAAGGTCCGTGCCCTGTACCTCGACGAGCCCCCGCCGTGGGCGGCGGGTCTCCCTGGGTTCAACCGGCAGTCGTGGGCTGGTGGCATCGAGTACGCCCTCAAGGTCAACGGCCTCTCCCGAGATGACCTCGGGTCCGCAGACCGGATGCACCCGGATGAGGCGGCCCGTCAGATCGCCGACTTCATCGACAACTGCACCATCATCGGCCAGAACCCGGCCTTCGACATGGGGTTCATCGGCCAGATGGTCCTCCGGGCAGGGCTCACGCAGAAGGACAGGGACGGCAACACGGTCCCCCTCCGCCTGCCCTACCACAAGATCGACACCGTGGGGCTCGCCTATGAGCACCTCCGCCCGCTCGGGCTGGAGAAGCTCTCCCTCTCGAAGGAGGGCGGCATCTGCGAGTTCCTGGGGATCCCCATCGTCGGGGCGCACACGGCCATGGGCGATGTCGTGATGACCATGAAGGTCTACGACGCCCTGAACCGGGCTTCTTGGTTCAACCGTCTCCGCTGGAGGATGGGGAAGCCGAGGGCGGCGTAGGGCTACTCGCTCTGGACTCCGGCGACCATCTTCTCGTACTCCTTCATCCAGCCGCCGGGGCGACCTCCGAGGCGTCCGATGTAGAGGACGGTGCCCTTCCGGGGGTTGATGCTGCGGGGGAATCGATCCCGCTGCTGGGAGAAGATGGTGAAGTAGTAGCCGTTCTTCCCCTCGGACTGCTTGAGCGCCAGGCCGGTGTAGTACGCCTTGTTGCGGCTCTCACCCCGGGCCTCCCCCTTCTCCACGTAGTCGAGCACCTGCTCCACCTGGGTCTTCGTCGGGGGCTTGGCGTTCTTGTCGGAGATGTACACGATCTCGACGGCTGCCTTGCCGGTGGGGCGCTGCTCGACCACGTTGGCCGGAGTGCCCCGGTAAAGGCCGATGTCCTTGCCCGGGGTGTTGCCACCCTCGAACCGCACGAGCCTGTTGTCCTCGAACCGGACCGCCACGCCGTCCCGCTCCACCTTCTCCACCTGGCCGATCTGGAGGTGGTACTTGCGGCAGGCGTCGGAGTTCTGCTCGTTGGTGTTCTGGTTGCGGTCGGGGTAGACCGTCTCGCCGACCGCCAGAGGACCGCTCTTGCGCTTGGCCTTCCCCTCCTCGGCCGTCACGAACGGTACGCCGAGGCGGTCGAGCATCGCCTTGCACTCGTTCTCGGTGTAGGTCTTGCCCCGGGCGATGGCCCAGGCGGCGAAAGCCGCCTGGGCCATCGCCTGCTTGTCCGCCTCCGCCGTCTTGGAGGACTCGTGAACGGTCGCCTGCACCGGATGGCCCTGCTTCAGGAGCCGGGCCACCTTCGGCATGACCTGGTTGGCGAGCTTGGGATCGGTGGCTGCATCGAGCAGCTTTCCAGCCAGTGCGGCAGTCTTGTTCATGACGTGATGGCTCCGTTGGTGGGCGGTCTTGTCGGCCCTCACCCTCCTCGGGTTATAGGCTGCCTACCGAGGCCAGGCTACCTCTTGTAGTCCGTGGCGTACCACCCGGAGCCTTTCAGGTGGAAGCTCGATCTGCTGATCTGTTTCGCCGTCTCCCCACCACACGGCCCCGGTGACTCGCTGAGCCAGTCGGCCAAGGTCTTCTTGGTGGACTTCCACTTGGAGGAGTCCACCCCCTCCACATGGATGACGTTGTGCTCGTACTCCGGTCCGACATCCATCCAGGTCGGTGCAGCCGGGTACGGCGTCTTCTTCCCCGCCTCGAAGTTCTTCTTGGCCTCAGCCCAGAAATCCGCCCAGACCCCGTTCGGGTGGCTTGTACCCGGAAGCCCAGCCGGAGCCGGGCAAGGAGGATTCGGGTCGGACATCTTCTGCATGGACTCGAAAGAATGCCCGCACTTCGAGCACTTGTATTCGTAGATCGGCATCAGTCCTCAATCCCCAGCAGTCGCCGACGCTCGGCGGTCTGCTCTTCCGTCTGAACCTCGGTGTGAAGATCAACGGACGCCCCGGCCTCCTCGACGAGGAGCTTGATCGACTCGGCGATGCGAACCGTCCCGACCATCTTCCAGATGGTCGTGCCCCCGTTGTGCTCCAGCCGGGGCGTGCGGGGCATGAGAAGTTCGAGGGGCTCTCCGCCTCGGATGAGAAAGGTCCAGAGCTTGTGCTCTGTCAGAGGACTTCCTGTGCCACCTTGCGCCACTTGTCCATCCCGGTCGTGGTTTTCCATACGCCCATGAACCGTACCGAGATCGCTCGGCCATCAGGCTGGAAAGGCTCGTCTTCTTGGCTCACGGCGGAGATGGTCCCGCCGCCATCCAGGGTGGCCGTCCGCCCGGAGAAACGGTCTTCCGGCTGGAGGGCCGCCGCCAGACCCCGGCGGACCTCCATCAACTGGTCGTCGTTCGGACACACCAGGACCACCCACTTCCTGGCAGACCGGGCATGATTGATGGCCTCGATGAGGTCCAGGGCAGTGTGTTGGCTCATGAACGCCTCCTTGCCCCTCTACCTACCCGGTCAGGGGACTAAACGAGCCGCCCAACCCACGGCCCGAACATCCACCGTGTTCACGGGAATGACCTCCAAGAACAGGGGGTTGGGAAGCTCCTCCTCCATCTTGGCCCGGCGTTCGAGCGCCACTGCGATGGCTTTCCCGGCCGTGTCGATGACGTTGAAGGCAGGCTGGACCGAGCCCCGGCCGGTGAGGTTCACGTCCCACTGGTGGAAAGCCAGGGGGGCTTTCCTCACGCTGGGGTTGTACTCCCGCAAACGGACATCGATCCCTGCTGCGGTCAGGTGGTCGAAGATGATGGACCGCAAGGTCTCCATAGCCGTCCGTCGCCCCTGGGTGGTCGAGAGGAACCGCCAGGCGTGCTCCTGCTGCTGCTCCTTGGTCATCAGGCCCATCTTCTTGCCTGTTGGCCTTCGGACAGCCACCGGGGCAGGAACCTCACCCCTGCGGTACTCGGCCAGGTCGGTCTCGGCAGACCCCCACGCCATCTGGGTGAGGGCGGTCCCACCGTCCTCCACCTTGGTGAGGGCCTGGGACTCGGCGATCCGTTCGAGGGCCTCGTTCTTCCGGGTTTCCGCCTCCTTGAGGGCCTTGGCCACCCGTGCCGATGCCCTGCTCATCATCTCTCCGATGGCGACAGGGCTCTTGGCGTTCGTCTTCACCGCCAAGGCTGGAGTCGCCCCCGGGGGCAACGGGCCATGCCGAAGCTCGGGGATGTCGCCGTCAAACTGGAGCCGCTCGGCGATGGCGGCCTCGACCAGCGGGTTCATCTGTGGGAGCCCCACGCCGGTGAAGAATGCCTCGTCGCCGATCTCCTTGAGGTCGGGCGGCACCTGGGGGACCATCGGGGCTTCACGGGCGGGTTGGAACGCCGTGGCTGCCAACTCCATCATCTTGACGGAAAGCTCTGGCTTCTCTTGAACAAGCCGGAGCATCTCGGCCATGGCGTCCTGCTCGGAGATCTCGCCCCGCTTGGCCCCGTCCATGACCGCCCGAAGCTCTGGGACCTCCTTGGCCATCCGGTCGAGGAGCGTGGAGAGCCCGGAGGCGACCGGGGGCTCGAACTGCATCTCATCCGTCATCAGCGATCTCTCCTCCGGCCCCGAACTTGATGACCGCCCCTGGCTGAACTTTCCGCCGCACTTCCGTTGTGCTGGGTGGGGCTGCCCAGGGGTCTTCTGGCTCCTGGTTCGGGATGGGACTTCCGTCCAACATACCCTCTTGGGCCGGGGCGTTCCCCCTCTGGGAAGGGCGGAAGCTCGGATTCTTCTTGGAGTGCTGGGGCGCTGGGGGCCTGGGTGGCACCGGCTCAGGCTTTTTCTCTTCGAGCAAAGCCGCAGCATCCCTGGAGAATTCCTCATCGTCCGAGGGGACCTCTGGTAGTTCCGGGGCTTTCCTTCCCTGGGCCTGGGCCAGGTTGCGGACGGCCTGGTCCACGACTGAGGTGCCACCACGGGTCGCCACCTGCGGTGTCCCGTCGGTGATGTCGATTTCGGGGACCTCCCAGTCGCCCCGCCGGTCGGCCACCTCCAGCTTGAGGGCCTCTCGGGTCATGTCGGCCCACTCCCTGGCGACGATGCTGGCGTACTTGGGCTGGTGGGGGTCCGCTTGGTTGGGTCGGGTCAGCCGGTCAAACTGGGAGGCGATGCGGTTGACGAACGGGTCGCCGAAACGGGCATTCACGCACGCCTGCTGGCACTTCGAACACCAAAGCTCCTTGAACTCGGAGGGGGAAACGGCCGTGGTGAGGCTGGCTTTCCTCCTGAAGTCCTCCATGCAGTCTTGGAGGTAGTCCTGCACGGGGTTACCCCTTCTTGGTGGGCTCGGGGCTGTGTCCGGCCGCCCGAGCCTGGATGGCCTCGTTCCGGGCCGAGGCAGGCATGTTCTGCCGCCGGAACGCCGCCAGAGCCCCAGAGGATGCCATGTCGATGGCCGGAGTCCACTCCTTGCCGTCGAGCGTGACGAGCTTGGGGACCTGGTGGGGCACGATCTCCAGGCGACGGACGTGAGGGCACTGAAGGCACTTGCTCTCGTCCATCTTCAGGATCCCGCACTCCCGTTGCCAGACCTGATGGCGCTGGTACTCCGTGTCGGACATGACCTTGCGAGCACGCAGGGACTCCGGGTCCTCTGTCACGCTGGCGAACTTGGTCGGGAAGTTCCGCCAGTGGATGCAGGCGAAGGTGGTCTCCTTGCCGTCGTCGCCGGTTACCCGGATGGGTCTCATCATCGTTCTCGGCTCCTGTCCGCCTGGGGGGGGTCAACCAAGCCCCCTACAATAGGGCGCTGCCCATCGGCACAGTACCGAGATCAGAGACCATGTGCTTGGGCGAGGTGCCAAAACTGGGTCTCGTTCACCAGGATGGGTTCATCTCCTACCCAGTCCTTCCACTCGGGGAGATCGTTGAGCACCACCCCATTCCTGCTGATGAGCCGCAGCGTTTTCGTGCCCCCCTTCGAGCACATGCGGATCACGTCAGCTACCGTGAACACCAGCCTGTGATGCAGGGGCACCGAGAGCCGGTATTCGCAGACCTCCCCGGCTCGGAGCTTGGGAGGTCGAGGCCGGGCCGCTACCGCCTCCGGCGAAACCGGGGGTTCTTCTGGCTCGCTGGACTCGGACAGGGGCTCCTCTGATGGCGGAGGACCGGCCGGGGGAGGGCTGCCGGGCGGAGGGCTCTCCGTGCTGGAGGTCTTCGGGGGCGGGTCCGCCAGGGTCTTGCGCTGGAACAGAGGAGCCAGGACATCGGGAAACGTCGGGAGGGTGTCCCAGTCGAGGCCCATCGCCTCCGCCTTGTCCTTGTTTTTGACCTTTTTGTTGCCGTGAAACCGGACTTCGCCCGCCCTCATGGCGTCGAGGTTCCAAGGGACGGACCAATCGTATCCGATCTCCACGTCGGAAGTAAGAGGAACGGGCCACTTCTGTGCCAGGATGAACTGGTTCCGGCACATGATGTTCATGATGATCTCGATGGCTTCTTCGAGAATGTCCCCGTCGATCTCGAAGACCAACTCGTCGTGCATCGTGATGACCATGAGGCACTGGCTGAGCCAGCCCCGCTTCTTGACCTCCTTGTAGATCAGCGCCATCGCCAGCTTGGTGATGTCCGCCGAGGACCCCTGGATGGGGCCGTTCACGCTGTTGCGCTCGGCTTTGCTTCGGAAGCCCCCGTCGGCGTGAAGGATGTCGGGGACCGGGTACTTCCGGCCGAAGGCCGTGAGGACGTAGCCTCGCTGCCGGGCGAAGGCGTGCTGGGCTCCCCACCAGGACCGCAACACCCGGTAGGACTCGTCGAACAAACGCTTGATC